GGAGAGATCACAAATTTGCGGTGTACGCAAAGAAACCGGGATCATTTTGTGAATCATTGATAATATAATCAGCGGAAGCTGCACCAGCATACAATGCTATGTTTTGAACCCTCTCTAGGAAACTAAAATCAGTTTGAGTGAGCGTAGGAATAATCTCAAAATCATCGTAATCCCTAAATTTGTAGGGTAAACGAGTCTTGAGACCTTCTTTCTTCAAATTGAAAAAGATTCGAGTGAGAATTGCATGTGCTTCCATTTCATCTTCTGTGAAAATTTCGTAGAGCTTGTCTCGCAAGTCGTAATTTCTTTTCCACATTTCTGCGTAACCTAAAACACTTTCTTCGCCTCGGCCAGAAGCTAATTTCACCAGGAAACGCTTGAGTAACAAAATGGGATTTTTATAGAGAACCCCTTTATAAACTCTGTGAGAAGTGAAATCACCTTTGTCAGAAACATACCTTTTGTCAACGCACGGATCAATATCTCTGAAAAATTCATAGTTAGGAGAAACAGTAACAATCGGCTTTCGCATGGTATCATCGCCGCCATTCGCCATAGGATGGCCAGGCTGTATATCGTACATGAAACATTCTCTTGCAGTAGAAGAAACAGTATTTATCAAATATGTCCAAACTTCGCCACTGTCAGTCATAATAGCAACAATATGTCCATTCAAAACTTTGGTCAGTTTAAGAGTCTTGAATTGTTGGATAGCTTCCTCAGGGAAAGAAAACCAACGCATCAAAGATTCGAAGACTACAACAGCCCAACCTTGTGCTGCTTGATCTTGACCAGTCTGATCACTCATCTCATAGCTCTCACAGTCTTTCATATACGTAAGGCACCAAGCTTCGAATTGCTCGTAAGACATTTTAGCATGGAAATGCCAATAATCAGGTTTATGTTCGAGGAGCAATTCTAAAAGCAGAACCCCATAAGGGCCTTCGGCAAATAATTGTGAATCAGGATGAATCCAAACAGGTTGAGGACTTTTAGCAACTGAATTGTCTCCTTCTTTGAGTTTCAATTGCTGTTTCAATGTCAACATTATTTGTGCGTCAGCATCAGAACGATTCAAAGAAGCTTTCTTTAAAGCCTCACTCCTGTCATTTCTGCGTTCCTGGAAAGCAACCACTGCAAGAGCGTACCTTCTATCATCCCAGGGTACTGGTGTATGCCAACCCATATACCTACGGAACGAATCAAAACAGCATTTACCAAAGTAAGACTGCCGTTCCAAGTTTGC